ACATTGGGATGGCTATTCAGGCCAACCCATTGTTATTCTAGATGACCTAGGTCAATCACAGAGCGGACAAGATATACAAGAGTTTCAAACTCTCGTTTCTTGCTGCCCTTATGTTTTACCGATGGCGTCTCTAGAAGACAAAGGAAGGAAGTTCTCTTCTCCTATTATTATCGCTACTTCAAATTTGAAGTATGGTATGTCATTAGCGAACGTTTACCCTCCGGGTAATTCGATCATTGATGACGCCTCTTTTTGGCGACGGTTCCATGTCCCTACTTACGTAGAGGATGGGAACCTTCACTTATTGAGGTTAAAACCAAGCTGGATAAGAACAGAGAATCTGTACATGCGAAAAGGATTGAAAAAGTGTCAGGGCTCTGTAAAGAGTATTCCTGACAGCCGTTTCTTTCAAAATCGTCATGAGTTTTGTGTTGAAATTTCGGGGAAACCCGGAGATTATACACAACAAGTCTGGAGGGTTGCTGATAAAGCAGACTTCCTTAAAGACTTACAGATTGAGTTTAAAGTTAGACGTAAATTCCATGAAAATCATGGAAAGGTATGGAAACAATGTGTTTCATCATCAACAAGAGATACTTCAAAGATCACACCGTATTTGCAAGAATTAGAGCAGCATGGGTTCTCGACATCTACCGGACATTTGTCTGGTGATGGAAAGACCCTTCAGCTCAATTTTCCTGCTTTCCCTCCGGAAGGGCCATTGCCTGTAAGAGTAGAACCAATTAAGGAACCACTCAAGGTAAGACTCATCACGGCGGGAATCGGTGATACATTTTGTTTAAAACCTTTCGCTAAAGCCATGTGGCAAGCGTTAGGTCTTGAACCCCAGTTTGCATTGACTCATGGAACGACAAACTTGTCGTCCACGATCAAAAGACTTTATAAGTCAGGCAAACCGGGTGATGTATGGATCTCGGGAGACTATACTGCTGCTACTGATTCTTTTCCTCTAGAGGCCACAAAGGCACTACTAACGGGGATTTTAGAATCAACTGAACATGAACCGACAAAAAGGTGGGCACTGAAAGAAATTTCAGCTCACTTGCTTGTCTATCCGAACTCATCTGGACTTGAACCTGTATTACAGGAATCAGGTCAGTTGATGGGTTCGTTATTGTCATTTCCTTTACTTTGTCTTCTCAATGACTGTACAGCTAGATTTGCTGGTATATTACCAGATAGCTATACGATCAATGGGGACGACATTTTGATGAGAACGAGTGCTGAAAACTATCCAATTTGGAAAGAGACAGCAGACTCATTCGGTCTTGAACTTTCAGTAGGTAAAAACTACATTAATGAAAGATTCGGGACCGTAAATTCTCAACTTATAAGGGATGACGTGGTTCTGTTTTCAGGTAAGCAGAAAGTACTTGATCGTCATGCTCAAATTCTCGGCGAATGCCTTAGAGAATGGCAAATCGTTCGAGTCACAGAAAACACTTCGCAAGAAGATGTTATTAGTGACCTTGAACTTTTTAAGAGCGTGAATAGATCAAAGTTATCTCGGACAATTAGGTCAATCGATGTCCCAGTTTCCCACGGAGGCCTCTCTTTCGAGTGGGGCCGACCAATGGACCAAAGGAATTATTACTCTGCGAAGTTGTGCTATGTGCATGACTTGTTAAAGATAATTACTCCTAAGGATGGACATCTTTCGATACCTTATTTGTCGATGAATGAAGATCGCTACCGCGATGTAAAGGAAGATATTGAGACTTTTTCAAGTCCCGTATCGTCGTCAGAATTTCTTGAAGATTTTTTGACGGCTCCCCACATCCCACAAATCAAAAAAAGAATTAAAAACAACAGTCATCTCAGAGATCTCTTTGACAGAGACTTCCGGGATCTCCCGGCGTTGAATTTCCTTCAGACCGTTCAAATCCCTTTCAGGGACAAGAAGTGTCGTCAGAAGCTTCAACGTGAGATTGACCAAAATTTTTTCATTCGATTTTTTAGTGGAATTGGTAGTGATTTCAATTATGAAACATTTAAAGCAAACGTCCTTAAAGTGGCTAATGGGTTAGATATAGAAACATTTGACGAGATTCGTCTCGTTAGTTTTCTAGATCTAGAACTCCAACCTCATTATGTCAATTACATTGACACGTGTCTATATTCGTCTTACGACAAATTTGACCGTGACCAATTCTTTGACAAATTGACGAAGGAGTGCACCCCAAAAGCTTTCAACTTGCCAGTTGAATTTTGTAATTACACGGACTTCCAAGTGGAACTTGATGATATCTCGAAAGAAATTCATCACCACCTGGGAGAACATGTTTCTACAAACGCTTTAGGACAAAACTACTCTGTCATTCGGACAACTTCTGGTGACTGCAAGGTCACAGAGTTGTTTCCGCCGCTCTAGAAATTTGGCTAAAAAAATATAAAAAATAATTTAAAAACAAAAATTTCTAAGAGTGTTAGGTATGATGACTAACTCAGCACGCAATGCTGAGAGAGTAGAACTCATTCAATAGAATGAGAGGATGAAAAGGATAGGAATCTATTTCAACCGATGCAGGTGTGTTGTATACTGCAGTATTGGTAACAATATAAGCAACACATCTTGAGAATTAATTTTCTCAAAGGGTCC